GCACGCGGCGATCTCATTACCGACCCATCCCGTATCGCGGAAATCCTGCAGTCTGAGCACGCACTCAATGTCGTCCGAGTGCTCGCCCAAAGCAATCCTGCCCCGCAGGGTGTCAATCAGCCATCAGCGAAAGGCTAATCCATGCCAATCGTCCAGCAAGGAAGCCTCAACAGCACAGCCCTTGTCGTCCCAGATCTTTATGTCCAGATAGTTCCGCCGCAGAACCTGGTCCTTAATGGCGTCCCCACCAACGTCATCGGCGTAGTCGGAACCGCATCTTGGGGACCAGTCGGTCAGCCGGTCGTCCTTTCCACAATGGCCGATTACGCCCGCTCCTTTGGCCCAGTCGTCGCGAGAAAATACGACATGGGAACGCAGGTCGCGACGGCCGTCCAGCAAGGAGCACAGGATTTCCGCTGTGTCCGCGTCACGGACGGAACGGAAACCGCCGCCCAAGCCCTCATCCAAAGCCAGAGCAGCACCAATTATGCAATGGCGCTAACGGCCATTTATCCGGGTTCGCTCGGCAACCAGCTCCTGGCCACGCTCGCGACAGGCTCCAAAGCCGGCACTTGGAAACTAACAATCGGCTTACCTGGCGCCCAGCCGGAAGTGTTCGACAATATTTCGGGTACCGGCTCCCAGTTCTGGACGAGCCTGGTGAATGCCGTTAACAACGGCACCAGTATTCAGCGCGGCCCATCGCAGTTCGTGACCGCGCAGCTCGGTGTGGGCGCACAGCTCACCTCCGCCCCAGCCGCCCAAGGCTACGCCTTTCAAAATGGATCGGACGGCGCCTCTAGCGTCTCAGCCTCCACCCTGGTTGGCTCTGACGCGTCCCCACGAACTGGAATGTACGCCCTTCGCGGCCAACGCTGCAGCATCGGAATGCTAGCCGACGCCGACGACCCCGGCCAGTTCACGGTGCAAGCAGCCTTTGGCCTATCCGAAGGCATTTACATGATCCTCACCGGCCCGGCCGGAGACACGATCCAAAATGCCACCTCCGCCAAACAGAACGCAGGGCTCGATAGCTACGCAGCGAAGCTAATGTTCGGTGATTGGCTCTGGTGGTCCGATCAGGTTAACGGCACCGTCCGCTTAGTATCACCGCAAGGCTTCGTCGCCGGCCGTCTCGCCAACCTATCGCCAGAGCAATCGAGCCTCAACAAGCCGCTCTATGGCATCATCGGCAGCCAAAAATCCGGCGCCCCCGGATCGGGCCAGTCGACCTCCTACTCCTCCGCCGAACTCGCCCTCCTCCTCGGCGCTGGCATCGACGTGATCGCAAATCCGCAGCCGGCAGGCGCGTTTTGGGGCGTCCGCGCAGGCCACAACTCCAGCAGCAATGCGGCCGTCCGAGGCGACAACTACACTCGGCTAACCAATTACATCGCCGCCACCCTGGCCGCCGGCATGGGCCAATACGTGGGCCAGGTGATCAACGCCGATCTTTTCCGCCGTGTCCGCGCAACCCAGCTCAGCTTTCTCCAGGCGATGTTCTCGCAAGGCATGCTCGGCAGCACCGATGGATCCGTGCCGTTCAGCGTGGTCTGTGACGCCTCCAACAACCCGGCGAGCCGCACCGCCCTGGGTTACGTCCAGTCCGACGCTCAGGTCCAGTACCAGGCAATCAACGAGAAATTCATCGTGAACCTGGAAGGCGGCCAAACCGTGCAGGTCAGCCGCCAAACCCTCCCGACCGGCCAAACCTCCTAAGGGAGACCGTTTCATGTCAGTCAATACTTTCTCCGTCGGCCGTGATACCCAGTTGGTGGTGATCGGCCCCAATGGCCGGATCGACCTAACTCACGTGACCGGCTTCGAAGCACGCCAGATCACCCATTCCCTGCGCGTCGACCGCCTCGATGGCACCCAAATGGGCACCGAACTCCCCAAAGGGTGGGAAGGCAGCTTCGAGATCGAGCGCGGCAACTCCGCCGTCGACGATTTCATCGCCCAAACCGAAAACTACTTCTTCACCAAAGGTCCCGTCCCCTCCGGAACGCTCTACCAGTACGTGACAGAAACCAACGGCTCGGTGTCCACTTACCAGTACGATAACGTCGCCTTCAAACTCACCAGCGCCGGCCAGTGGAAAGGCGACTCCAGCGTGAAGCAAAAGCTCGAATTCTTCGCCGCCCGGCGGAAGCGCATCTAAAAATGGATTCGCCCTCTGCCCGCATCATCGCCACTTCGGCCGCCCACCAAACCATTAACGATGCCGAAGGGCGAACCCTCCACGTTCGGCGCATGACCGCGCTCGACCGGCTGCGCCTCTACAAAGCTGCCGGCCCCGAACTCGCCGAGAATAATGCTTGGATGGGCATGGCCCTCGTCGCCTGCTCGGTCGTCCAGATCGATCAGGTCCCGATCCCCATGCCGACCACCGAGCAGCAAATCGAATCCCTTGTGATGCGCCTAGGCGATGCAGGTATCGCCGCCGCCATGCAGGTCTTCAACCGCGAACCCGGCCAAACCCAAGCCGAACTCGCGGCCCACGCGGGAAACTGAGCAGGCACCCCGACCTGACCGAACCCCTCTATTTGGTCAAGAACGGGGTGCCATTCGACGTCGCCTTCAGCCTCCCCGCCGATGAACGCCTCGCCTACATCGTAGCCCTCGGCACCCTCGAGGGTCGGACCTTCGATTGGAACTCCCTAAGCTGGAAGGATCAGGCCTGAAAGTGACAACCTTCTCCTGCAAGTGCAGGGAGGGTTGAAATAGAGCTTAGAAGGAGCAGTCGCTGACTCGAGCGCACCTAACACGCAAACTGATCGATACTTCCAGAGTGCGCGCATTTGTAACTGCTCCTTTCGGGAACGTTCCGTCCTGCGGGGGCCGTTGTTCTAAAAAAAGAAGATTTGGGAGGATTTTCGTTTCGGGCTCGACCGGCCTCGAGTCCGTGCTTGCCGACCGGATCGATATTGGAGATACGGAGCCACAACCGCTCGAAGGTGAGGCAGCACTCAATTGGCTTCGGACTAGAGCTACTATACCCGGCTGAGAGATGAATTACGTTGGCCAAAAGGCGAGGTTTATCAAAGCGCGAGGCGTATGACCGCATCCTCACCTCGACAGATACCCCGGCGGCGTGAGCGTTCCTTAGGGCCTGAAACTCCGGAGACTGAGGTATCGTTTTGGGAATACGCAATGATGGTAGCGTCAGCCTGGGTCCAGCCCTGAGCACACCGAGCTTGAATCCAGAACTTGAGGCAACTCACCCGATCTAGTTCCCAGCACGACCCCTGCCCCAAAACACAACTTGTTCACCGTGCATTTAACAACCGGGCCCGCTAGCATTGTTCCTGGGAGATAAAGCTTGAAAAACCTCGCCGAAACGCTGCGCCATCTCGCCGATACCCTCAACCGCCTCGACCTCGCAGCCGCCCAGCATACGGTTCTTGAATCCGCCGGCCAGCGTCTCGAAACCGCCATCAAGCAATCGCTCTCAAACCCACCCGGCGGCGACCACTCAACACCCTGGATAAAAACAGGCAAGCTTCGGGACAGCATCGCACGTGACGCCGATAACCAAACCCTTATTGTCGGCTCAACCGATCCCGTAGCCGTCTTTCAGGAGCTCGGCACCCGAACCATCCCGCCACGCCCCTTCCTGGCCCCAGCCGCCTCATCCCTTGCCGAAGATCTCGTCCAAGAGGTCCGTATCGCGATTAGCACAGCGGTTAGAGGAGCAACTAAGTGATCGACGCCTACACCATCGGCATCACGCTCTCACTGGATGACGAGATCTCCCAAGGTCTTACTTCCATCCGCAACGAATTGATCGACGTCAACCGCATCGTCGATGCATCCACCGCCGGCCTGATCCGCTTGCGCCAAATCGCCCAATCAAGCACCGAGCTCGCAACCGCCGAAGCCGCCCGCCTCGCCACCCTCGCCGCGCGCGCAAGCGCCCCAGCCCCGGTCCGTCCAGCAGCCAAGCAAAAGCCCCCCTCAGATCCCGCCCCCTCAAATCTGGCGACGCTGCCACACACCCCTCCTCCATCGCCCGAACCGGCGGTCCAGCCACCCCGGCCAGCCCAAGCCGCGATCATAACAGCACCGCCCGCGCAACCATCGCCGCCGACTCCGAGCGCGCAACCCCCACCGGTCGTTCCCAAGATCGTGATCGCGCCCGTAACCCTTGCGCAAAACAAAACCGCATCCGCCGCGCCCGTTAACGCCGAAGCGAACAAGCCCGCCCCGAAAATCACTCCTGAGACCTCACCCAACGCCGCCCGCGCGCCCTCACTCGTATCACAGTCCAAGCTTCAGCCAGCCCCCGTTCGCACACCGCCCGCCACAACACCCCCGCGGGTCTCCCCCAACCCGGCCAGCACTCCTCGTCAGACTGCCGCTCCAACTTCCCCCACTACGCCCTTCCCCGTCCGCCCGACGCGTCCCGCTCGGACGGACTTCGCGGCTGTCGCGCGAATTCCAGGATCACTCCAGCCAGCTCCCGTGTCGCTCCCCTCCCGAAAGCAAACAGCAACCGAGCAGCCTGGGCCGGCCCAGTCCCAGCCCGAGCGCGCCCCTCCGCACAGTCGGCTCCGTTCGGAAGCGCCCCGATCGCTAAGGCCAATGGTTCCTCTTGCAACGCCGAAAATCGCCGAGGCTCCCGAGCAGACCCACCAGATAGCCGACGCAGTGCCGCCGAACAGGCAGCGGAGATCGCCGCCTATGGTGCCAAGTCGGCAATCATTCGCTCCCACGATCCCGCAGCCGGTTCAGCCCGCGACGAAAGCGACCGGGTTTCCGACCCAACACCAGCTTATCAACGGGGGCGTAAGATCCTTCGAAAGCCCCCGAGAGGAAGAGCCCGACATGGCGCGCCATGGCACCATCCATCTCGACGGCACAACGCTCGGCCGCTGGGTCCTGGACCACTTTGAGCATCGCCTGAATAGGCCCCCGTCCGGCAGCACCAGCTTCGACCCCCGTATAACACCACCCTGGGCTGGAGCACCCATTGGGAGCTGACGCCCCACGAGTTTCGAAACACAGGAGACTGCGTGGACATCCTCCGCATCCGTTTCAAGCTCCAGTTCGCCGGCGTGGGCCCGCCTGATCTATCAGATTTCATCGATCCGATCAGTATCCCGGTCACTTTTGTGCCCAGCGGGAAGCCGCGCGAACTGGCTCGAAGGTCCGCAACCAGCATCGAACATGCTTCGGAAGAATATGCTCCAACCACGAACACAGAGCATCACTTGTTTGCCGAGAGCTTCATCGCGGGTAGCTACTTGTCGGGAACCGAGAAGAGCGGTAGCAACCTCCTCCACCTCATCGGCAATGATGAAACCCCAGGAAGCAACCACGCTCAAAATAAGCAGTTCAGGGCTGTTGTGAAAATTCTCCAACTGAACAAAGATCAGGCGAGGGAGCTTCATGACGAGATCTCGCGTCAGAACCATAGCTTTAATGAGATCCTGAGAATAGGCCAGGAGATGTTCGGAGAATGAGCATGGATTTTCCCTCCAACTCGGAACAAATATCCGATCCCAGCGCCGCGCTCGCCGGCCTGCTGGGTCAACTCGCCTGGGGTGTACGACGCGGTTACGGCAGCTTTCTTACAATAGAGTTCGGCGAGCCTCGCCTTTTTGTACGCGAGCCTATACAGTCCGTCAGCTCCGATTCTCTGGATATAAGGCAGCGTCTAAGCAGGCGACACGTCTCCGTGCACGGCATCTGGCATTTGTGGATCACGCACGGCAGTTGGACGTTGGTAACCGTCAATTACGCAACCAGCAGTGAAGAATCCGAGGCGGCCAAAGTTGAACCAGCGCTGACCCAACTTGATGGCCAGCGCCTCGTGTCTGCGAAATTCAACCGTAGCTCAGCAGAAATACATCTCTCCTTCGATCTCGGGGCACATCTAAGAATAGGCCCGGGCCAGCAGGTCGACCGTGACGAGGATCAGTGGCAGCTGTTTGCGCCAGATGGTAGCATTGTAAACTGTGATCAAATCGGGCGCATCGCTCTTGTATCAGGTAAGCAACCACGTTGAGAAAAAAGCCCCTCTAAGCTCGTAGGGTTTTTTTCGAGGGCCTCAGTAAGAGGACGCTTGGAATCCAAGCAATGAAGGTGTTTGCCGGCGCATCGTATTGCTCCTTCTCCTATTTCCGGCCGCAGCGCTGACACGCCCAGCCTACATGGCGCGGAGCCCAGTTCTGGAAGCTTGCCTCACCTCCCCAGAGAACTTTCGACGATGGGCCAGATGGAATGCGCTCAGCAAGAAGAAAAGCGTCGGCACGATCGGATCGTGAAAGCCTTCAGTACCGCACTTCAAGCGGCGCTCAGCGACCAGGCGCGTCGGCTCCTCTCGAGAATGCAAAACATCTGGGCCGCGTGGCTGGATGCGCATGCAACCATATCGGGTAGCCAAGCCAACGTGGAGCAGCGCTGTGCCGGGTTCATACTATAGCGGAGCCAGCTGACGAACTTCAGGCCATGCAACGCCGGCCATGCTACGCCCGAAGTAAGCAAGCCCGCGAGCTTCAATTACTTGCACATTTGCCAGCCACAGCAGCAATTTCAGCGGACGCGGCTTAAAACCAACGTCCCATTATCATACCACTCCACAGAGAGCTTGTTCCGGGAAAGCACCTTTACGACAGAATCGGGCGGCCCCGAAAACCTTGACCCGTCGCATAAGACTTGCGGCAGTTCTCCATCGCATCTGTGTCCGCCCTGCATGAGGCAGCCAAGTGATGCCGCGTCGGCTCATTCTTATCCTCGTGCCTAGGTATCTAGGGTCATTCTTAATCAGCTTCTGCACTCCTTCGTCGGGCACATGTACCGCCGTAACCTTCCAAGTTCCGCTAATCCGGCTGATATCGTCGCTAGCGAGAACCGGAACAGATCCGCCATACGATAGCGCGCTGCAGCGAACGAAAGATGAGCCAACCGCCTCATCTAATCTCTCCTAAATCAATCCCGAACGCTCTCGGATTCGTAGCAGCCGCCACCGAATGGCCGCAATTGACTAATCGTCTCATCTGTATCTCCGTTGATCAGGCTAGATTCACCACCGCCGGCCCAAAGTCTGGTTCTGAGCAAAGATCCGCAGTCGGCCAGCTTCCCTGGAGGTGTTCGCGCATCGACTTCGATTAGCCCGCTTCGTGGCCGAATTAGCAATCAAAAACCAACCAGCATGCCCTACCGGAACCCCATCTAAAATGTCCGAAACCATTCTTGTCCTTGGCCCGGTCGCCTTCGAGGACTTCGAGATTCCCTCCGGAATCAGCTTCGGTGGCAAGCAACGGCTGGCCATCCACGAAATGCCCGGCGGCGCACGAGTTATCGACTCGCTCGGCCGCGACGACACTGAAATCACCTTTTCAGGAATTTTTTCAGGCCAAGACGCCACGCTTCGGGCTCGCTCCCTAGATGAGCTGCGTGCCCTTGGTCAAACCCTTCCCCTCACCTGGGACGTCTTCTTCTACTCGGTTATCATCCGAAGTTTTGAGGCCGATTACCGCTCGCCCTGGTGGATCCCATACCAAATCGCCTGCACCGTGTTGCGCGATGAGGCCAGCGCCGCAGTCGAGACCGCCATCTCCTTAGCCGCATCCGTGATTTCGGACATCAGCGCAGCGGCCACCCAGGCCATTACGGCCGGAATAGATCTAAGCTCTACTCAATCCGCGCTCTTATCCAGCAAATCCACCGTTCGCGGCACCGACGCCTACGGTCTTGCCCGAACCAGCCTTTCTGCCGCTCAAACCTCAGTAGCGGCTCAGCTATCCCAATCAGAAGCCAGCCTTGACGGCTCCGCCCTATTTGCCCGCGGTCCGGCGAGCACCGCCGCCGCGTCGCTTGGGATGGCCACATCCCAGGCCCAGTCCCTGGCCGCGCTCGTCCAAGCACGGAGCTATCTCGGCCGCGCCGCCATTAACCTTTCGAACGCCAGCACCTGATCGCCGAGTTACATGCGCACCATAACCATAGCCGGAGGCAATCTTTTTCGAATTGCCGCAGAACAACTCGGAGATGCCACACAATGGATCCGCATCGCCCAACTCAATAACCTGTCTGACCCGATGCTTTCTGGCGTGAATACGCTCCTTATCCCCGAGAAAGACCCAAACGCCGGGGGCGGCATTGCAGCTCAATGAATTCATTGGATATAACCGGCAGCCTCGCCTTGTCATTCTAGCAAATGGCACTCCCTTGGCCGGTGTCCTCAGTGCAGAGGTCATTTCAAACAACCACTACAGCGCCGACCGCTTCAGTATCCAGTTAGCTCTGAACGCCGATCCCGAGAGCATACTCTCAAGATGGGGCTCCCAATCGTCAATTCTCGTAGACATCCAAGCAAGTCTCGATGGCTTGGGTTTCAAGAGCCTGTTACAGGGCAGCGTGGATGCACTCGATCTCGATCCACTCACCGGGGTATTGCGGCTTGACGGCCGTGATCTAACGGCCGCCTTCATCGAGTCACGAACGCAGGAAAGTTTTGCCAACCGTACTGCAAGTGAAATCGCTACCCTGCTCGCGCAACGCCATAACCTCAGTGCCCAAGTGGTGCAGACAACCACCCCAGTCGGCCGCTACTACCAGAACGAGCACGACCGGATCACCCTAAACCAATTCA